AGCAGGAATAATCCTAGTTAAATCTCTCTCTTGTACGAGAACACCAGGTGATACTTGAAATGCCATAAGGTTATTCTCCGTTAATTTAATATTAAATTAGTGAACATATTTGTATTATTAGTACTCCATAAATAAAAAATTTCACTGCTTCTATTTATAATACTGTTAAAGTCTAGGTTCTACTCACCCTTACGAGTTACTGGATGCCAGACAGTTCCATACATGTCTACTTCAGTTTCTTCACCAGGTCTTTCTATACCATCATCTACAAAACCAAAAGGTGCCATGTCTTGTTCTATCAAATTTTGTTGTTCATGATATAGTTGATTTCTGATATTTGAATCAGTTAATTCTTTGAAATAATCTTGATTAGATAACCAACCAAATATAACTAAACACATCATCAAGTCATCATTACTACCATCTTCAGCCTGCCATGATGTTCCTCTTTTTGAGAATGTGGACATTTCTTCTATAATATTAAAATCGTTTACAATAACTTTGTCTGATTCTAATAATGTTTTAATATTTGAACATCCTAATTTTTTAATCTGTTTTGTCATTCTGACACCTAATGATGAACCTCTTCCAGAAAAACCAGAACCTAATACTTGACCTGCACGACCTCTTTGAGTTGTCATTAATAAGTTTTCATATTCACATTCATATTGTAATGTATCTGATATCTGTTGTCCTAAATCATTTACTTCTACTAATACATGTGCCTTGTTATACCCATTACATACTTGTTGTATAATATTTGGAAAAACAAATGGTTTAACTTCATTGTTTCTATATTTTGCAACAACACGATAAGGTACTGTTGAACAATCAAATACAATAAATGCCGAATAATCTTTAGTTGTGCCTCGAGCAACATCAACAGTACATACATAAGTTTTACTCTTATCAGGTTTTTCATACATATCTAAACCACCTTTTGATTCTATTGGTAAGATATGTGCCATTGATTTAATTTTTGTTGGTGCTATTAAAGTATCAACAGAACCTAAGAAATCACATTCAAACTCTTGTTGAAATTGTTCAGCAGATGTATTTCGTATTGTTTCTTTTTTCCATGCTTCATCACGACCAGGAACTTCTGACCAATGTACTTCAATAGGTGTATAGTTATTATTTTTATTCTGAGCGTCTACCCACAATTTATAAAACATATTCATACCATGAGGTGTAGATACAATTATCATCTTAGTTTTTTGTCCAGAAGATATTGTAGGATATACAGATGAGAAAAACTGTTCGGCAATATTTGCCGGCACGAAAGCAAACTCATCTAAGAATATGATGTTGTATGAACCACCACGAATTGCACTTGATGATGTTGAGGCGGCCACAATACTTGCCTTGTTTTCTAATTCAATTGACCCCTTGTTCCAGTTAATTACACCTTGTTGTAACCACTTAGGCAAATTTTCATATGCAAGTTGTAATCTACTTAATATATCTCTAGCAGTAGATGATTTGTTTGCCAGTATAGCAATGTTAGAATTAGGATTAAATAATGCATAGTGCAATAGATAAGACACGATGGTAGTTGATTTACCTGATTGTCTAGGCAATTTACATATAGTAAATCTATCTCTATGCATAGTCTGTATCATTTCTTCTTGAAATCCATACATATTAAATGGGACAAGTCCTTCATCTAATGATACAATTTGCACATAATTTTTAATAAAATAGGCAGGGTCATTTTCGCATTTACGAAATTCTAGAACCTGGTCTTTAGTAAATTCTACTGGAGTATTTACTTTTTTTAAATTAGGATTTCCTAAATAAGCGTCAGACATATATACCCTCTATGTGTGTATAACCTAGTTGTATTGCAGTAGTAACTCTTTGACTGCCTTTTATTACTTTTAATAAACCTGTTTTATATTTTTTACCCAATGCACCATAAGTGCCTTCATTTGTGCATTTATGTACCTGTATAGGATGTATCATTTCAGCACCATTTAAAATATCTTCTAAAACAAATCCGTGTTTAGTTATTGCTAAATCACTTATTTTAAATATCTCTATATGAGTTCCTTCTGCTTTTGATTTTAATATTTTCATAATGGATATTCATCCTGTGATATAAAAGTTATTTTATTAATAGTATCTCTTTCATCTCTAGTTTTAACTTCAAGAGCTTCAATATGTGTGTAATCATTTTCTTTTGCCCAAAGTACTCTTTGGTTACCATTAACTACTCCCATTTTATCTGTATCAATATCTTTCCATAATGTATCTTTTTTCCAATAGTTTTCATAACTACAAATCATTATAGGCCATTTCATTCCACTTACTGGTAAACTTTCACAGATTTTCTGATAAGTAAACTTAGGAGGTTTAGACAACATTCCCAAATTATTTATCGGAAATATCTTTGTGTTTGGCATTGATGATTTTGCTTTTAGAATTTTCATCTTTTTTTAACATCTTCTGTAATTCAGCAGTTGAACCTACGAATAAAGCATTTTGAATTTTTGTGTCGGCAGTTTTTGGTAGTTCTTTTAAGTCTTTTAATTTTTTATTTAAATCTTGTAATTTATCAACAGTATCACCTACATTTTTTATTAACTGACCTGCTACTTCATATGCTCTGGGATGTTCTCCTTCTTTTGCAACAGATAATATTCCATCTATTGCCTCTTGACCTTTTTGAATTAGGTCATAGTATGATTCTCTACTATACTTGTGGTCGTTATCAATATCATCTTTTTTCTTATCTTCTTTTCTAACGACAGCAGGAGGCTTAGATTTCTTTTCAGAATCTTCCGTTTCTACTCCTAGGTATTTGTTTATTATATCATCTGTACTCATAATTAATATTTATAACGATTTAGTAATCAGTTATTCATCAGTATCAGTTTCGGGATTGTATTTTTTAGAATCTTCAAAAAATTCTATGTTTGTTGTAAATCCAAAATCATCATCAGCGTCTGCACTTGTGGGATTAGGAGTTGTTGTAACTCTTTCTGTTCTCGCCTTATTTGTTGTGTCTGTATCATCATACAAGTCAATCTTAACTTCTTTAATAGTTTTACTTGTGTTATCAGGACCAAATAGATAAGTCTTAGCAGTAAAGTTTAAAGTATAAATAACTGCTCTTCTTGTTGTGTAACTACCATCATAGGTATCTGAATAAGAAACACTATTTAAAACAATAGGTACATCTCTTTTAATATTTAATTCTGGTACTGCATTTACTGTTACTGTATAGTCTGGTTGAAAAAATGGTAGTATTTGTTCTACTATTTGTAGACCTGCTTCTGCACTTGCCGTAAATGAATATAAAGAAAAACTTAAATTATACGGCACAGGTGTATAATTAAAATTCATAACTTTGCCATCTACATTTGATTTAACAGTTTTATATTTTTGTACTCTTGTAAGTTTTCTTTCACCATCATACGATAGACCTGTTATCTCAAAAGATAACTTAGGTAAAGTAACTGCAAATTGTCTATCAGATAAATTTGGTTGTTGTTCTAATCTTGTTAAAAACTTTTCTTTAGGTGCATATGCTAATGGCACTTTAATAGATTGTACTACTTGACCACTAGAATTTCTTCTTTTGATTTGAATGTTATTAAAGATTTGACCAAAGGCAATAGTCATTCTTCTCATTGTCTGATTGTAAAAATAATCTCCGAACATTAGAAGTCTACCTCACCAAATGGATTGCGTTCTGTAAAGTCTAGTATATCATCACCCACACTTGCTGTATCAAAACCTGCCTCACTATCTAAATCAATATTATTTGCATAAGGTGATTGTGTTTGCAATGCATAAGTTTCCATTAAGAAGTAGTTAGGGTCACCACTTGCTCTATCGTTTTCAAGTAATAGAGAACCTTCTTCTGCCTCTAAAGTCATTTGATGTGCTAACATATCAAGTGAGAATTTGTCTTCAGCGGCGTCAATGTCTGCAATGCCAGTATCAAGTCTTTCAGATGAATACTCGAATCTAGTTACTCTTAGTTTGTAAACAGGTAAGTTGCCTAATTGAAAGAATGGTTCTTGGTCTTCAATAAATTGAATCTCAAAGAAACTATTCATCAAAGGCATATACAGTATATCGCCTTCATTAGGTCTATTAGAAACTATTTGTGTAGCAGAATCACCGACTAAATCTTCCCACCTTCTTTTAGATACAGTAAATGTTGTATCTTCTCTAATTTCTAAACCAAACTTACTTATTAATTCTTGTTC